TGGCTAAGGTTGAGGTGCTAGACGATAACCCTTTGGAGTAGTGGGGCGCGGTAACTTTGGTTACCTCATAGCGCAGCTAGCCGTTGAAACAGGCATCGCGCCCCAGACTTTACTAGATTTAGATAGCGTAATGCTAGCTAATATATTGCAGGTGTTAAAGGATCGAGCAAAGGAGATGCAAAGTGCCAGTAGAGGTAAGAGGCGCACTTGAACTCCGCAAAGCTATTAAAAAGTTTAGCCCTGACCTGGCAAAAGAAACCCGCAAAGAGTTAGCAAACCTATTAGCCCCTATAGTTAAAAACGCTAGAGGCTTTATACCTGCCGAGGCTCCGCTATCGGGCTGGGGCGAAAGTACAGAGAACGCGTTATGGACTAAAAAGAATAGATTATGGGATACAAAAGCTGCTAAAGCTGGCATAGGTTATAAGACCACACCATCAAAACCTAATAGGCAGGGCTTTAAGGCCCTAGCCCGTATATTTAATGCAAGTGCGGCAGGTGCTATTTATGAGACTGCAGGCCGCGTTAATCCTCAGGGTCGCAGACAAAGTACAGAGATTACTAAAAAGAAAAGTTACTACGAGTACACCTACATACGCAGAGGTACTAAAAAAGAGTCTGCCAGTATCAACCCTAATGCGGGTAAGCAATTTATAGATGCTATTAACGAGGACGGCTTAATAGTAGATGCTAATAATCAGACAGGGGCAGGGCGCAGGTCTAATAAAATGAAGGGCCGTGCCATATTTAGAGCCTGGAAAGAGGACGGCGGTAAGACTAACGCCGCTGTGTTAAAAGCTATAGAGGGCTCAAAGATAAAATTCTATAACGCTATGGGAGTTAAGTAATGGCGGCCCTTGATCCCAGCGTAGTAATAAATATAGCCGCTGAGTACACAGGTAAAAAGGCTTTTACGCAGGCCGATAAAGCCACGCAACAACTCAGTAGAAGCGTAAAAAACTTAGCTAAAGGCTTTGGCCTCATCTTTGGCGTACAAGCTGCTAAACAAGCCGTACGCGCCTTTGCCGCCGATGATAAAGCTGCTAGAACGCTATCTAAGACCTTAGATAACTTAGGCCTAGCCTTTGCTGATCCTGCTACTAAAACTTTTATAGCCGACTTAGAGCGACAATATGGCGTACTTGATGACCAACTCAGGCCAGCCTTTCAGAAACTTATTACTACTACAGGCGATTTTAACAAGTCACAGGATTTATTAAAGACCGCACTAGACCTCAGCGCGATGAGTGGCATAGATGTAGTAAGCGTGGCAGGTGATTTATCAAAGGCCTATGCAGGTAACACTCGCGGCCTTATGAAGTACGGGCTTGGCATATCTAAAGCCGAGCTAGCTACAATGAACTTTGACGAGATACTAACTCAGGTAGCAAAGGTAAGTAGCGGCCAGGCACAGCTTGCAGCCGATACTCTTTCAGGATCAATAGCTAAACTATCGGTAGCTAGTGCTAATGCCGCTGAGTCACTAGGTAAAGATTTAATACAGGCCCTTACAACTCTAGGCGGCGCGGGTGGACTACCTAAGACCTTAGGCCTTATCGAGTCAATAGCTAGCGCAATAGGCGATGCCATAGTGGGCTTTAGCCGTTTGATACGGCAGATAGATATTATTACTAGCAGCGGTAGCCCTATAGAAATGGTTAAGCGGCTAGCAGCCTTTAGAAAGTTATACCAGGCCGAGGATGCTGCTCAGCGTATGGCAGAAAGTGGCGGCGGTGGTTTTAGCTCTTACCAATCTAAAAAAGCCGCCGATGCTCTAGCCCTAAAGTCTGCTAAGGCTCTAGCTGCAGAGGCTAAAAAAGCTGCAGCTGCAGAGCTAGCAAAGACTAAAGCTAAAAAAGACCAGGCGGCCCTAGATAAGGCAGCGCTAGCCCTGGGTAAAGGGCAAAACGTTTTTGATATGGATGCTATACAACTTAACGCCGCAATGCTTAGCTCTACCGAAGCGCTAGGCAAAGCCACCTCGCAAACTCAACTACTTAGTATTGCTAACGATTTAGCACGCCTGACTATTAAGCAAGATATGTTAGTCCTGGAAGATGCTATAGCTGCTAAAGATGTAGCAGGGGCTACGGCAGCGGCTAAAAAACTAAACACAGATATAGCCATATTAGGTACTTTAAGTAATCAATCATTAAAATTGGCTGATATTAAAACTATATTAGAAAGTTTTGTACCCAAGAGTTTAATAGACCTGGCTAACCTTGATGCAGCTATAGCAAAAATAAAGGCACTTAACGCGTTGCAAGGTATTCAAATTATTGTACCCGCTGCGGCTAAAGGCGGCGGTGCAGGAGCAGGAGCAGGAGCAGGTGCAGGTGCTGGGGCTGGTACAACGGGGGCAACAGGCGGCAAGTTAGGCACAATAACCCAAGCCGAAACTACACTTTTATTACAAACTGCACTAGGTACGGATGCACTCTTTGAGTATTGGGATGCTGCAACGGCAGCGGCTAACGCTGCAGCCGATTTACTAGATTATCAAAATGCACAAAATGAGGCAGCTTTTAAGGCTAGCTCTTTATACAACGCTGGCTCTACTCTTAACTTTAACGCACCTATCTATACTATATCCGATGCTGAGTTTGCAGCCAATGTACAAAGGGCTATACAAAATAACAATAGGTTTGGCAATAACCTAGACTATGCAGGTGGCATAGGGTGAGCATCCCAGTAGTAAATGCTTTTATTAACTTTAGTACGGGGCCTAGTTTTGCTCAAGCGATGATATTAGACCAAGGGCTATTAGATACTAATATATTGGCCGATGCTGCTAGCGTTATTGTGGATGTAAGCGATGTAATAAATAACATAACTACACAGCGAGGCCGTAACGCACAGGCCGACCAATTCCAAACAGGTAGCCTAAGCCTGCGTATTGTGGATCAAAATGGAGATTTTAACCCGCAAAATGTAAATAGCCCTTATTACACTTATTTAACACCTATGCGTAAAGTGCAGATAACGGCTACATATCAGGCAACTACTTATCCTATATTTATGGGTTACATTACAAGTTACTCTACAACTACACCCCAAAATGCTAACGATGTGGTTTATACCACGATAGAGGCCGTAGATGCTTTTAGACTGGCCCAAAACGCTCAGATAGCAACGGTGGCAGGGGCAACGGCAGGAGATTTAAGCGGCACTCGCATTACCCAGCTGCTCGACACTATATCTTGGCCTAACTCGATGCGGTCAATTTCAAGCGGGCTAACTTCCGTCCAGGCTGATCCTGGTAGCCAACGCACAGGCCTAAGCGCTATGCAGGTAATAGAAACTTCGGAGTATGGCGCTCTCTATGTAGATGCCTCGGGAAGTTTTATTTTTCTTGATCGGTCTATTACGGCCTCATCTGTAACAGGTACACCCGTGCTATTTAACGATAACGGCAGCGATATTTCTTACTCTAATGCCGTTTGGATACTAAACGATGTCCTAGTTTATAACCAGGCCAATGTGACCCGCACAGGCGGCACGGTACAAACGGCTAGTAACCAGGCCAGCATAGATAAATACTTTTTACATAGCTATAACCAGCAAAACCTACTTATGCAGACCGATGCCGTTGCTCTGCAATACGCCCAAGCCTATGTTGCCAGTAGGGCTGAAACTACCGTGCGATGCGATGCTATAACCCTTGACCTCTACACGGCTAACTACAACGCTGGCATTATTGCAGCCCTCGACCTTGATTACTTTGACCCTGTAACTATTACAACTACCCAGCCAGGGGCCTCGACCTTGACTAAAACCCTACAGGTGTTTGGCAAGGCTATGTCAATCACGCCTAACTCCTGGCGTGTAACTATGACTACCCTGGAACCAATAATTGATGCCTTCATCCTTGACAGCGCGTTATACGGGCTTTTAGATACCAATGTACTATCCTACTAATATGAAAGAGAGCAAGTAAATGGCTAAACAGACCTTTACAACGGGCCAGGTACTAACGGCGGCTCAGATGACGAGCCTGCAACAAACGGCTATGGGCGGTGGATCAACTACGGCCAAGACTGCCAGTTATGTCCTAGTGGCTGCCGATGCTGGAACAGTTGTACAGATGAACAGCGCAAGTGCCACAACCATCACGGTTAATACCGCGCTCTTTGCAGCGGGTGACACTGTGCAAATACAGAATGTGGGAAGCGGCGTATGCACTGTGACAGCCGGCACGGCAACAGTAAGCACGGCAGGATCGCTTGCCCTTAGCCAATATGAGGGTGGCCAACTTTACTTTAATACAACAAGTGCGGCTCTATTCTTTGACATAGTACAGAGCAGCGGTATGACTAACCCAATGACAACAACGGGCGACATTATTTATTCATCTAGCGGATCAACTCCTGCCCGTCTCGGTATCGGTACTACTGGCCAAGTGTTAAATGTGGCAAGCGGATTACCAGCCTGGGCTACGCCTGCAAGTAGCGGTTCTACATTATTAGCCTATGCAACTGATTCCTACGGCTCTAACTATTCAACTACTTCTACTTCCTTTGTAGATGTTAATGCCTCATTATTCGTCTTGACTTTTACGGCACCATCAAGCGGGGCAGTAGTTTTGCGAGCAAGTATGCCAATGGAGTTTGTAGGTTCAGGGCAAGGTTCCTATAATTGGCGCGAAAGCACAACGGATTTAACTGGCTCAGATTTTAAACTATCTACAAATGGCAGCGTTGATTCTGTTGCAAGGACTGTAAGTTGGTCGTGTCGTCTTGGTGGCATTACTGCAGGTTCACACACTTACAAGCTAGGAATGAAAACGAGCGACGCATCAACAACATTGTACGGATACACAAACAGCGCAAGATACATTTTAGAATGTTGGAGTGCATAAAATGAGAATAGAAGAAGCCCTGCAAGCATTACGACCAGCCGCCGAGTGGGTTCTACGCGGTGATACTTATGATGACATTGAATGGTTAGACAAAGTGCAGACAAAGCCAAGCCAAGAAGATGTCACGGCGAAAATGGCCCAAGAGTTACCTAATCCAAAAGCAGCATTATTAGCCAAACTTGGCATAACTGCCGATGAAGCAAAACTGCTACTGAGTTAATGCTAACGAGTTACAACGGCTGGCCTGCATCAAAGGATCAAGCCGAAATAGGCATTAAGTCCTATGCCGTACCTGGCACGCTCATTAAGCTACGTTGCGCCGAGAAGGTAGCACCGCTTTTAGTAGGCTTTGCCGCAGAATTTCATAATTTAATAGAGCAGTTAGATGTAGGTAGCCTTGACGATTGGGGTTATGCCTTTAGGATGGTGCGAGGCACTACAGATAAGTTAAGTAACCACGCAAGCGGCACCGCTATAGACCTCAACGCGACTAGGCACCCTCTAGGTGCTGCAGGCACCTTTGAACCAGGCAAGGTACCGATGCTAAGAGCGCTTACTAAAAAGTATGGCTTGACTTGGGGCGGAGATTACAAAGGCCGCAAGGATGAGATGCACTACGAGATAAGTTTAGATGCAGCTAAAGTGGCGGCACTAATAACTAAATTAGGGCTAGAAAAGAGCGAGTAAATGAGCGATATACAGCAAGCCAATATACCTGCAAGTACCGTAACTCTTTTGGCCTCAGCGGCAAGGACTACAACAGCTGCGGGTACAGGCGTTACAGGCTTTGCAGCGGCAAGGCAATTAGTCTTACAATTACAGGTAACTGCAGCAAGTGGCACAGCCCCTACACTTGATGTAGTAGTGCAAGATACAACCGATGGCACTAACTACAACACCATAGCTACCTTCACACAGAAAACAGGGGCAGCGCGTGAGGTAATACGGGTTACAAGCGCTTTTACAGATAACCTAAGGGTGTCATACGAGATAGGCGGCGTCACGCCATCTTTTACTTTTAATGTTATTACTTGGGCGGACTCAAATTGAGCGCGCAACTTAAGGCCGCTGGCCTGTCTTATTTACGCGCAGCTGTATCGTGTGTAGGAGCGCTGTATATTTCAGGTATATCCGACCCTAAAGTGCTAGCTAATGCTTTTATAGCTGGGCTTATTGGGCCGCTAATGAAGGCACTACAGCCAAACGAGAAGCAACTAGGCATAGGCTCTAAGTAGATGGAGGCGCAGGCGTGGGTAGCTTTAGTCTTGGGGGTTATAGCTATCCTGTCTGCGCTCTATGCAGCTCTGCGCTATCTTGTAAAGGCGATACTGGCCGAGCTACTACCCGATAATAACGGGGGCCATAACCTGCGAGGCCGTGTGGATCGCATCGAGGCACAGGTAGACAGGATTTACGAGCTACTTATAGAAAACAAACTATCGCGCTAGCGTGTCGGTTTGCGATATGTCAGCCCTGGGGTTCATACTAAACCTACAACGCCGAGGGGCTACTCGGATAGTGCAGCCTTATCGGCCCAAACAAAGGGCTAATTATGATGGTAGATATATCGTTAATTGTACTTGCTGGTATCACGCTAGTTTTATGGTGCATAGTATGTTGGACTGTAGGTTTTAAGGCAGGTAAGCAAGAGGGATACACAGCTGGATATATGAAGGGGCGCAATAATGCCCGCAGCTCGGTGGCTACAAAATGAGTGGCTTTTTAGATAATTATGAGCTAGCCAATGACACCATTAAACGATTTTGGGTTGAGCATCCTACTGGGCGTATTCTGCCTATTATTGTGGATATTGACTTAACTGCAGGCTGGGTACTGTTTAAGGTTGAGGTGTACCGTGAGTACGAGGATCATCAACCTAGCGCAATAGGTCACGCATACGGCAACGTCACTTACTACCCTGCCAATATGCGCCGATGGTTTATAGAAGATTCAGAAACTAGCGCAATAGCCAGGGCGATAAAGCTACTTACACCTAGCGCCGAGAGGCCTAGCCGTGAAGATATGCAAAAGGTAGAGGCGTTAAAGCCAATGCCTGATAATCAAGACTTTTGGGCTACTAACCCTGCAGCTGCAGCTATACCTACACTAGCCGAGGCTGTAACTACGCTGGCTACCTCAATGGGTGCAGTAGTCGAGCCAGGTGTACCTCATTGTAATCACGGGGCGCGAGTGTGGCGCACAGGAGAAAAGAACGGCAAGGCTTGGGGTAACTATGGCTGCACAGAAAAGAGCCGCACTAACCAATGCGCGCCCTACTGGTATGTATTAACCAGCGATGGAAGCTGGAAGCCTCAAGTATGAGCCGATATATGGAGATTATTAACATAAGCTCGATGACAGGCCAGCTACTTGATGAGGGCGAAGTTATAGCAAAATACAAGGTAGAAACCTGCGATAAGTGCGCTCGCATTACTCAACTAGATATGTTTGGCTATCAAAAGAGCGACCCGCAAGAAAACGTCATATGGTTCTGTAAAGATTGCCGATGATGGACACCGAGCAGGAGTTATTTAATTACATTAAAGGGCGCTACCTAGAGGATTTAGTAAAAAGCGAGCACCCCTATGAGTACCACGATTGCACTAGCACCCTATACAGGCTACATATAGAGCTAAAATGCAGGCATAAGCATTATGAGGATTTAATAATTGAGAAGGATAAGTATGAGTCCCTAGTGCAACAGGCAGAACGCTTGGGCTTTACACCCTTTTACGTCAATGCAACGCCTAAGGGCATCTATGCCTTTAACCTACGTAAAATCACAGTTAAATGGACTACTAAAAAACTACCCCTAAACTCAGAGTTTGAGGATCAAGGGCTGGTAAATAAGACCGTAGCCCTACTGCCCGTAGGCCAGGCTGTGCAGCTATGAGCGATTACATACGCTTTGAGTGCAGAAAGTGTAAGAAAATAACTAATCAGGTAGAGCGCATAGTGACCGATAACCTGCCGCCTAATGTCAAGGTGCTCGAGTGCAGCTTATGTGGGATTATGGGCGTGTGCCTGTTAGAGGCTACCGATGCTTAAAATAGGCTCACTTTGTACGGGTTATGGCGGCCTTGATATGGCAGTTGAGGCCTACTATGAGGCCGAAACTGTGTGGGTGTCAGAGTTTGATAAATACGCTAGTAAGGTCATAGAGGCAAGAATAAATAAGCCTAACTTAGGTAACTTAAAAGTAATTAACTGGGCTGAATTAGAGCCTATAGACATATTAACCGCAGGTTATCCGTGTCAGCCGTTTAGTCACGCAGGACTTAGAAAGGGTGTAGAAGATGAAAGACACTTATGGCCGTATATCAAGACAGCCATTAGCACATTACGACCCAGTTACGTCATCTTGGAAAACGTACGAGGACATTTTGGACTTGGGTTTAGAGAAGTCCTCGGCGACTTTGCCTCTATCGGGTATGACGTGCGATGGACTCTTATACGAGCTAGTGACGTTGGAGCGCCCCATAGGCGAGAGCGACTATTTATCCTTGCCTACCCCAATAGCACACGATGGCCACGAACCAAGTCCTGCGACGTTCAAACGCAACAGCCCTGGGATAGCGGCAATAATTCTAATGAATATACGAACACCGACGGCCAGCGATGCAATCTGGGACAAAACTACGGCAACGAGGTCGAATATCAAGGGCAATCACAACTTATCGCTAGCGGACTGGTCGAAACAATTACTACCTACACCGATGG